CTCTAGATGGTTGGGATTACGACAAACAGGTCTGGGTTAACCTTTACGACAACTCATACTTGAGGACGTTGAACGAGGTCTACAGCTTCTACTATTGGCGTAAGCCGTATGTAGATGATCTGTGGGGCCCCGAGCTCATCGGCTTCGAGAATGATGTTCAAGTGAAGGCCTTGGTGAAAATTGCTGATGCGAAGGTTAACGTTGCCGTTGCCTACGCAGAAGCACACAAAACGTCTGATTTGATTTATGATACGGCTCGCCGTATCGATAGAGCTTATCGGGCGTTTCGTCGTGGCGATTTGAAAGGTATCGCCAGAAATCTTAACATCACCCCCAAAAAGCTACATAATAGCTGGTTGGAGTACAAATACGGCTGGTTGCCGTTATTGATGGATGTTAAGGGTGCAGCTGAATTCTTTGCTCAGCAGCACGTTGTTCGGCCCCCAAAGTTTAAAGTCACCGCTACAAAGGAAGTCACAAAGACTTACGATGCTGGCGTGGAGTTTTTTCCTTGGGGAGGCGGCCCTGCGATCCGATCTACGGACTTTTGGTCTCGTAGTTTTAAGATCAAGGCGGTTGCCTGGTGCGAGCTTACCAGCCCTCACCTATCCGAACTGCAACAGCTGGGTCTGACAAACCCCGCATTAGTTGCATGGGAGCTAGTGCCCTTCAGCTTTGTTTTCGACTGGTTTATTCAAGTCGGAGACTGGCTGACTGGGATTACGGCCCTTCAAGGTGTGACCGTTTTGCGAGCGTTCATGAGCTCTGAGTTCAATGAGGGTTGGTCCTGGGCTTGCGAGCCGACCGTTAGGTCGGACGTGAGCTACAGGTACCGTGCCACCACTGGCCAGGCTTATGCGCTTACGAATAGGCACTATCAACGGGTTCCTTGGAGCCCAGATCCTAGTAGTCTTTCACCGCCGATTACGAACAGCTTTGGGTTTCCCAAACTTGTTACGTCGTTGGCGTTACTGAAAGGCAACTATCGTGGAAATGCTAGGCTCTAATCAAGCCGAAACGGACCACTCTTCCTTTTCAGGAGTATCATGGCAGCAGCTGCCGCACTGACGCTTAAGAACAACGCCGCCTCGAACGTCACGTTCGATGTCTATTCGGTCAATCCGGATAGCGTCGAATGGGTCGAATCGGGAGCGACGTCTATTCTTGGGACGTCACGCCTCGTCATTTCTCGGGTTATCCCGGCTGACAAGGCGGCGGGTGTTTATCGCATCCGTGGCAAACTGACGCGTCCGGTTATCAACGGCACGTCTGGTCTTCTCGACGGTACCCTCACGGGCACGTTCGAGATTCTCCGTCCCGCCGCCTTAACCGTGGCCGAGACTGATGAACTGTACGCTCGCTTCAAAGAAGCGGTCGCGCAGGCTATCGTCAAGGCTGCGGCTGAAAGCGGCGCCATTCCTACTTAACCTAACCAATGAAAGTCCCATTACCTATGTGTAATTCAAGCGAATTGATTACGCTCAAAGACATGGCTCAATGCCTGTCTGATGCCAGGGTTCTTCTCCTTAATAAGGATATGTGCCCTGACACCTATGTTGCCCTCCTTGAAGAAGCCTCCCGGCTTATCAATGGGGTTGTAGCATTTGTAAATGGGCTGGAGTTGGAACTAGATGAAGAGGATGAACAGGAGGTCGATGCTATCCTCAACCACTGTAAAGTGGTTGAACCGCATCGTCACAGCGCTTGCTTCCAGGGAGTTGACTACAGTCTCTGCCGTAGTCTTCAAACTCCTTGTAGCATTCCTGGTCTGGAAGTCTGGGAGCTCGATGCGGAAGCATTCGAGCCCCTTCGACTCTACGACTGGGGGCTGTTCTGACCAGACTGAGGGCAAAACAGAATAATGCCCTCTTCGGTTCTCTGCGGTCGATCTGCAGGGATTATAAGGTTCCGGATGGAACTTTATTCCGTGTTGCCGTTGACTTGTTTGAGTCGCTCGACACACCGGTCTCACTTAGTTGTGAGATCATGCTCCGCTACGGCGAGTTAGGACAGCTTGTTCGCAAGACTGTCAATCCGCGTGATTATAACACGCCTTTTGAGTTTCGTGACGACTATCAAGCCGTTGCGTTCCTCAAAAAGACTCCTCTAGAGATAGAAGGAGTGGATCCTCTAGTAGCAGCGAAGGAGAAATTCTTCGCGTCGGAGGTTTCGTGTGCTGAGACTAACGCTCGTTTCCGTGCTCTCTGTGCTGGCGTGAATAACGTCCGGCCCGAAGTGAAAGCGCTTATTTCAAGCGCTGCTTCGGAAATTCAGAGGGTACTGGGAACTTTCGTGTCGTCTTCCGAGTGGCTCGATGCGTGTCGTTTTGGCCCTGGTGCGTTTAATCACACCGAAGCAAGAGGCTTAACGTCTCTTTACGACAAGCTGCAAGTCGCTCCGTCTGTCACTCATGACATGGCGGATGTCGGGGCCCTACTCGTGATGAGTCGGCCTCCGTGGGCCAGATCTGTGACCAGCTGCGAGGTGGAGGGCTTTTGGCCCTTCATCACGCGTGCTGATCTCGATTTGGTTCCCGGCAATCGAGTAGCTTTCGTTCCAAAGACCGCCGTCACGCACCGTACGATAGCAATTGAGCCGCTTCTTAATATCTATGCCCAGTTGGGCTTAGGTAAGATGATGCGGCGAAGGCTTCGTACCAAGTGCAACCTGGATCTTGACGATCAAG